GCTTTTGCGATTGCGGCGCGGGCGAACGCGATGTCTTCATCTTCGTCAGGTTCACCGACAAGATAATCAACGGCCCAATGGGCGTCAGGAAGCAATCTCTGCACGGCCTCCAACAACTCAGGCGCTGCGGCTATTAAATTGCGGTATTTCTCACCGCAAACAATAGCAACAGGACAAAACATGCCGAAACTTTGGTCATCGTGTTGGCTTATATAGCCAACTTCATCGCCTTTTACCACCCACAACCCATTCGTGAACTTCGCTTCCATCATCTTTCTCCTTGGTTAGCTAGTGTATAAAATTATACATCACAATTCAGGCTAAGAACAAACTTTTTTGCGGCCTCGAACCCCTTGCATACCTCGACCGTGTAGCCGCACCCTTTCAAATGCTCAATGATGGCCCTCTGCTCCGGCGAAGTGGTCGAATTCTTCACCCGCTTCATCTCGATGTAGGTTTTCCACTCGGGAATGCAAAGATCGGGCACACCTGGCGTGACACCTTCCATCTTCATCTTCTGCGCTGTGACCTTGTTTCTGAAGCCTCCGTTCGGGATTGCAAAGATCAGCACGGATGGATAGGCTTGACGGAACCACGAAACAAATGCGGCTTGCTCTGCATGCTCTGACGGGTATTCATTCATGCTGCGATGCTCTCCGGTGTGTCTTCTGGCAGGTTATACGCCATCACCCGATAAAAGATTGTTCCAATCTCTTTTTTATAGGTGATGGTCTCTGGTGTTATGGTGCCGTTATCAGTGGCGCGAACGAACCTCACCCAGTCTTTTTGATGCTCTCGATACCAGACGCGGAAAGTACGATGGTCAGTCACGAAATCCACTATCTTGCAATCGTCGCCTCTTTGGGTGACTGAATCTGTCACGGCGTAAGAAATCAAACGATCTGTCTGCACCCTGTTCGGGTCTTTCTTGGCTTTTTTAAAATCAATCACCAGCTTCTCGTTCGGGTCAACGATTTCGGCCTTGCAGTGCGTGCAGTACCGTGCCGCGATATCGTTCTCGCCTTCGCACTCAAAACACTTTTTCAGCGTCCATCGGTAGTCGCACTGGTCTTGTCCGGTCATTCCGTAACATCGACGACCAAAATGAGATGGCAGCGGTCCATGGTCCGTGGATATGAGTTGGCCGCCAACATGGAAGTACCCGTTTTTGTCAATCTGGTATCCATCGTCATTTGGCCTGGCCGTAAATGACAAGTGAAAATGGCATGACGGGCACTCGACCTCGATCATCTTTTTTTCAGACGACGATAGTCGTGTCTTGATAGCAGGATTGAACAAATCGCCGTCGGGGCAATGGCGCTCTAGGTTTTGTGCGTAGTCGAGTACCAGAAAATTATCCTTTCCTTCAAATAGCCTCATTCCACGCCCTGCAATCTGCTGCAACAAACTTTCACTCTCAGTAGCCCGTAGCAGAGCAATTACGTCCACATGTGGCGCGTCAAATCCTGTCGTGAAAACCCCTACATTGACAAGGTATTTGATCCGCATGGATTTAAACAGCGACACAACAGAATCACGTTCCGTCTTTTTTGTCTCTCCTGTCACGATAGCGGACAATTCTGGCGGCAGGCTTTCCATGACTTCAGCGGCGTGCTGCCTGGTAGCGGCAAACAGCATCACCCCGCTCCGACCTCTAGACTGCGCGACCACATCGGCGACAATCGCGGCGGTCTTGCGGCCACGCCCAACAAACGCACGGTCAACTTCAGCGGCGTCGAACTGCCCCATCTTGTTCAATTCAAGATGTAATGTCTCGTAGTGCTCGCCATTGATGGCACCGATTAACGGCGGCGTGAGATAGCCTCGATCAAGCAATTCATGAGCTCGTATGGTGTAGACCTTTCGCGCAAAGTAAGGGTCAATGGCCTGCTCAGGCCCATAGGCGTTGCCAAGTTCGTCAGTCTGGTAAATGTATCCGGTTCCGGTTCTGTACGGCGTGGCTGTGGTGCCGATAACGCGCAGCCTCGGATTGGCCTGCCGCATGTCTTCAATGATGTTTTTGATGACGGGCGATATTCGATGCGCCTCGTCCAGAATAACCACGCAAAACAGATGCCCTATGGAACGAGCCCGGCCCTTAAATGTTCCAGGCGTGGCAAACACTACGGGATGTCTCAGGCATTTCGATCCCGCGCTCGCTGAATAGACGCTGGCCGGGCTTCCGGTGGCAAGGTACTTTTCCCGGTTTTGCGTCACCAGCTCAGCGCTCGGCGCAAGGCATAGCACATGCTTGCCGCCGCTTGCCTTGTGAAGCGTTGCGGCCAGTGCTGCAATAATATGGCTTTTGCCCGCCCCAGTTGCGGCTTCGATCAGGCAAGGCATTAGACTTTGCTTGATCCAGTCGGTTGTTGCATCGTGAGCGGCTTGTTGGTATGGTCTTAAGCCCATCACGACACCATCCAATAAGTTGATCCCTTGCCACGGTACGGCTCAAGGTCAAGGTCTGGTAAATGCTCCTTGACTGCTTTCGCGTATGACACAGCGCCCGCCTTCTCGACTTGCGTCACTTTGCGGCCCCACACGAGCAAATCACGCCCGTCTGATAGCCCCGCAAGATCAGACACAATATCCTTGAGTCTGGCTTGAGCCATTTCGATATTGGTCTTGAGCTCGTCGTATTCGTCGATCAGTTTTCGAGCATCGACCGTTTCAATGACTTTTCGTTTCGGCTTTAGGTGATCCGGGTTTTTAAGTTCTTTCTGGTATTCGAGCCAGAACGCTTTAAGCGTTGGTAAATTCTCGTCGATCCAGTCTTGCGAGTACCAGACGCATTCCAGCTTTGTCCCCTTCGGTGCCCATTGCCAGAATTGAGTAGCGATCCTTCCTGTCACCCACATCTGAAACTGCATCTGCGCGTAGTAATGCGGCTGATCTTCTGCGGTTTTGAACTGAGGGCTTTCCTTGTCTCGTATCCCGTAAGGGCACTTGATTTCGATCAGGTCATTGTCTCCAATCAGGCCGTCTGGCGAAGCACCGGCCCATTCGTCTTTTTTGAAGAACCCGCACTTCTGAACCATCAGGCCGGTTTCCATCTCGAAATCAAACCGTGCACCGGCCTCTTGAGACGCTCCCCAGTCGGTTGCAACGTTGCCCGTAAACTCCGGGTCTGCCTTGTGATAATCGCGCACCATGCGGCGCATGGCGTCTTCTCTGGTCATGTACGGCGCACACCCTAGGATTGCCCCGACAATGCTTGCAGTGACTCGACCTATACGCGCATCAAGCCATTCTTGTGAGCCTTGTTCCATCTTTTCTCTCCATGGCCCGGATCGCTCCGGGCCGGTTTGTTAATCCTCAGAACTGAAAGTCATCATCAAGATCGGCAGGTGGAGGCTCCGGCCTTGGGTCTGGTTTTGGTGTTGCTGTGGGTGTAGCTGCCTTTTTGTGCGCAGACACAGCAGCAACCCAGTTCCCGGACTTGTCGTTCATTTCCCAAATCCTTAGCTTCAGGACCATGGGCTTATTCATGAGCGCCAGCATCAAATCATTATCCTCCGGCGCATGATCAAGCTTGGCCAGCTTCCCGCCTGCGTTAAAGTCAATTGCCATCAGCATGCGCTTTGCCTTGTCTGATACTTTTGTCTCAGGATCCTTGGCTTTGATCTTTTGAAAGACTTTGCGGTTTTTGTACGCGTCCGGCTTAAGCACGGACCAGCGCAACTGTATAGAGTCCGGCTCGCTGATGTCTTTTGCTTGCCGCCACCCCGCTTCCTCAATGATCGCAAGCACATCCGTGCCGTCCGGGATCGGCTCAAAATCACCGCCGCCAGCGTCGAAGTTATTTGTTTGTTCCGGCGTTGTGCCGTCAGAGAGTTTCCAGAAGTTTGACATGATGATTCCTTATTGTGCGAGCGACGGGATGTAAGCAGCGAACGGGTTTTGGCCTATTTCTACGGGCAAATCCTCCGTGATAGAAAACCTGTTTTTGCTGACTTGGGCGGCTGCCGCCCTCACAACGGCAATTCGACCGCCTGTAGAGATTGCCTTCTTGCGATCCCCTTCCCCGGACGTGAATGTCTCAAGCTTGATATGAGCAACCATATCGACGTTATCCACGTAAGCGCCTACGCTCTTTTTGTGCAGTCGAAGTTCGTACCGCGTGTACGGGTCTTGGTCTGGCGGCTCAATGGTGGTAGTTTCGCTGTGAGCAATAAACACAACGTGCATTCCACGGCGAGAATTCAGCGCGCCAGCGGCCTTGCGAACTCGTTGATGCATTGAGGCGACAGCTTGATAGCCTGCCCCGTAACCGCCCATGGCGGTAGCAAGTGATTTCGGATTTTTCGGGTCAGACGCCATCACCTCCTCTGAAAACATCGCGTCCAACTGCGTCACGCTATCAATCACAAGCGTCTTGAAATCATGAGACTCAGTGACCAACGCCTTAAACCAGTCTTGAAGCTGCGCGGAGCTGGTTATCAGTGGGGTTGCCTTTGGCCGCGACTTAATCGGAATCGATTTCATCCCATCCTCGGCACGGATAAAAAACGGGCTTGGAAATGTTGACGCCAGCAGCGTCTTGCCAACACCAGGGTCTCCAGTGATGGTGCATATGATAGGGCCGTCATCAGGCTGACTAGCCGTGTCTAATAAATTGCTCATTTTGTTCCTCATTGGGTAAGTGGGCAGTCGAGCATCGTTGCCCGATAACTTTTCTTCTCTCGACGGTTTTAACTTTACAACACACATGTTAGACTTGTCAACACATAAACACAACACATGGAGTTAATATGACAACCAAAGAAGCCATTGACCATTTCGGCGGCATCAAGCAATTGGCTGAAACGCTCAGCATCTGGCCACACGTTATCTACAGATGGGGCGCATATCCGCCGATGGCGCGTCAGTATGAGATAGAGGTCAAGACGGACGGCAAATTAAAAGCTGAAAAGGATTGGAAATGAGCCACTATGTTTACGCTTTGGGTTGCGGTACTTATGTGAAAGTTGGAATTGCCAGAAACGTACATGACAGAGTGAAGGAAATGTTGATAGGAAACCCTTTTGAAATGGAAATACTTAAAGCATGGGAGGTCAACAGCAAAAAAATTGCCGCCTTAGTTGAGCGAGAGTCCCACAAAAAACTCAAACAATTAGGCATGCATCATAGGGGCGAGTGGTTTTTGCAAACGAAATCTGACGAAGTAGTTGACGCTGTTGATTTCGTTTTGACTGAAATAGTTGATGAAAAACTTATCAGGAAAGACAAAATTCTTAGAGAAATGAGGATGAAAATAAATTTTCTTGATGTGCTATCAAAAAAAGAAAAAAAAATAATTTCTGAAATCCGGCGCGCTAAGAAACAAAAGGATGGGTTTGTCTACTCAATAGACGAAATGAGGACATTGTTAAATCTAATCCCCATAAAAGAAATTTCCAATGAAACAGGGCTAAAACCATCGACTGTCCGCAACGTCCGAAACAACCCGCTGGCGAACCCAACGTACGCAATCCTTAAGGCGCTTTCGGACTATCTTGAGAGCCGCCAATGATGCACAACGATTTCATCGAATCTGGGCATCGTGTCTTTGGTCTGTATGGCGCGTCTGAAGATGGGCGGTGCGACTGCGGCAATCCAGACTGCAAGGCGGCGTACAAGCACCCTCGCTTTTCCAACTGGCAGCACACACCGGAGTGGTCTGACGAACAAATAGAAGTCATGGAAATGTCTGGCCAGTTCGATACCGGGTACGGCGTTCTTGTCTCTGGCTTGCTGGTTATTGATGTGGATGCTCGAAATGGAGGCGTGTCGTCTTACGAGAGGCTTTCCAAAGATTACCCGGAGATACTTGGTGCAGGCCTTATTGTGGCCACAGGGTCAGGCAATGGCTCCAAGCACCTGTACTTTTCAATTGAACCGGCAACGGCGCTTGTAAGCCATCTTGACGGGTATCCGGGGATTGATTTCAAGAGCTCTGGTTTCGTGGTCGGGCCTGGCTCGATGCACGCCAGTGGCAACCGGTACACGGTGCTTTACGGGTCACCAGACAATATCAGCGCCGCACCAGATAGCCTGATTGCTGCGCTCAAAAAGCCAGACGCATACCGGGCGATCATGGAAGGATCTCACGTTGACCTGACGGATAACGATTTACAAGACATGCTGTCATTCATCAGCCCGGACTGCGACCACGAAACATGGGTCCGGTGCGGGATGGCGATTCACCATGCCACGCAAGGCGCAGGGTTCGATTTATGGGACGCATGGAGCCACAGTAGCGCCCAAGGTAAATACCCCGGCAGATCGGCGCTTGAGCGGCGCTGGCACTCTTTTGGCAAGTCCACGAATCCTGTCACGCTTGGAACGCTTACGCACTACGCTCAATCTGCTGGATGGACAGCGCCGGTCACTTTTGAGTCAACCATTGAGTTTGACCACAAAGACGATGACCAAGGCGACGACAAGCCGTTTGATGTGTCGGGCGTTGATCTATTAAGACCGCCCGGTTTTGTTGGCGAAATTACAAAATGGATAAATGCACAGTGTCGTTACCCGCGTGAACACCTAGCGGTGGCGGCCGCCTTGACTGCTATGGGCAATGTTGCTGGGCTGCGCTACACCGATGACCGGGACAATGTTGGACTCAATCTGTTCACGTTCTGTGTTTCTGGCTCAGGCACCGGCAAGGAAG